CGGTAGATTTGATATCTTCTGTGAAATCGTTGATGAAGATGATCTTGATGAATTATTAGATGATGTAGAAGATGATATGGATACTCCTGAAGAAGAAAAAGAAGAGAGATTCGAATCAGAAGAAAGAAATAAGTAATATTGATTGATAATTTAACAGATGATAATTTCTTGATCTATGCGATGAAGAACTACAATACTCCAAACTGTATAATGTCTGAATTTGAAGGTGATCTGAAAAGACTGAAATATATCAAGAGATTGATTAAAAAATATAAAAAATCTGATGATTTGAAAGAACGATTGATACTTAACCATATCATTGTTCTTTCAAATGTTTTTGGGACTGAAGCTTGTGTGAGGATGCTATTCTTCAGAGCAAGCAAGGATGAATATTCAATACTCAAATCATTTCTTCTGTTCTTGAACTATATGCCAAAGATAGTCAAAGGAATCAATGGAAGAGATATTGAATCAGGTGATATAACAATTGATCTGAATATTACCAGTAAACTCAGATCGTTATAAATATATTCATTCAAGGCAGGACATACCTGTTATAGCATTCTGTCAAGAGGTTGTCAAGAGAAAAATGAAGACTTTCAAGCAAATAAAAGAAATGGTGACAACAGGTGCTGTTGCCGGAATTGGTGCTCCACCGACTTCTCCAGAAGGTAAACCTACCAACTGGAGTGAACCAAGTGTTTCTGTTGCAGTGCAAAGAAAAAGAAAAAAAGAAAATGCTGAATCTCAAAAAACAATGACTTCTAATGCTAATTTACTAAGAAGAGCTAATCCCAATGGATAATGAATACAAACAAAAAATGGAGTTAGAGCTTCTAAAGAAAGATATTTCCCAACTAAATAAGTTTATGGAAGACTTCAATAAATCGATAGATAAACTGGAGGATGCAACTGACAAAATAGACAAGATCGTTTATATCCAAGAACAAAAATTTCACAATCAAGAAAGATTTAACAAAGATATAGAGCACAGCTTGGTAGAACACAGAAAAGAACATAACAAAGATATTGCAGAACTGCACGACAGAATTACCAATTTTGAAAATAAGTTACTCATAGAAATCCAAAACATCAAAGAAGACCTATCTTCTAAGATTTCAGAAATAAACAAATGGAGATATATGCTCATGGGAGCAATTGCCATTTGTTCCTTCCTCTTCGCTAAATTACTAGATGTAATGAAACTATTTCGTTGACACTCCATACAATTTGATCTATACTATAACTCTTTTTCGATTTTAGAGGAAGGACCTTTATGTCTCTTTTTATCGACCAGAAGTTCATTGCATCCATCGCTCCAAAATTAGAGAATTTTACCAGAAAAAACAACTATCTATGGAACTTTAGATGTCCCTTCTGTGGAGATTCCAAGAAGAATAAACTAAAGTCTCGTGGGTATTTCTATCGCAAGAAAAGTAATATATCCTATATCTGCCATAATTGTGGTACATCCATGAGCTTTGGTAACTTCCTCAAGTCCATAGATGTTTTTATATTCAATGAATACCAGATGGAAAGATATAAGAATGAGTCCGCAAGCAATGTAAGCAAACCAGACTTCTCCATTGCTTCTTCTAAACCAGTATTCACCAAAAAGACATTTGATATTCCAACTATCGCTGAACTAACAAATCATCCTGCCAAAGATTATGTAATCAAAAGAATGATTCCTCAAAACTATCATAATCATATCTACTTTGCTGAAAATTTCAAGCACTTTATGGATCAAACTTTTCCTGATCATGACAAAGTGTTTTTGAATGAAGAGAGACTGATTATTCCATTCTATGATACAAACAAGAATCTCTTAGGTCTACAAGGAAGAGCTATTGGTGATTCCAAAGTGAAATATATAACTTACAAGGTTTCAGAAGATTCAATCAAAATTTTTGGTGCAGACAAAGTGGATTTCACAAAACCCGTTTATGTGGTGGAAGGACCTATTGATAGTATGTTTATACCGAATAGTGTAGCTACTATGGATGCTTCACTATATTCGGTAGAAACTTTATTAGGTAAACATGACTATGTTCTGGTGCATGATAATCAACCAAGAAATTTTGAAGTTGTAAATCATATCAAAAAATCAATTGATAAAAAGTTCAAGGTCTGTGTATTTCCAGATTACATAAAAGAAAAAGATATCAATGACATGATCCTGTCAGGTAAATCTGCTGATGAAATCAAGAGTATGATTGACGAGAATACGCATCAAGACTTACAAGCATTATTGAAATTCGAGATATGGAGAAAAGTATGAGTGTTAAACTTATTGCTATGACTAGACCTGTACCAAACGCAAATCTATTAACTTCTCCTGAAGATTTGATATCATATTGTGCTAGAGTATCAAATCCTAAGAATCAAGCTAATCTGGATACATCCGAAAAACTACTGAGATACTGTATTAAAAATGATCATTGGTCTATTTTTGAGATGGTTCACATTGTTATGGAGATAAATACGACTAGGGACATTGCCAGACAAATTCTAAGGCATCGTTCATTTTCATTTCAAGAATTTTCGCAAAGATATGCAGATTCATCTCAATTAGGATTTACTGTTCGTGAAGCACGATTACAGGATACAAAGAACAGACAGAATTCTATTGAGACAGACGACAAGTTTCTACAAAGAACCTGGGAACAAAAACAAAAGCAAATCATTCACGAAACTGGTCTTGCTTATCAATGGGCTATTGAAAACGGTATAGCCAAAGAGCAAGCAAGAGCAGTACTTCCTGAAGGTATCACAAATAGCAGACTTTATATGGCAGGATCTCTAAGGTCCTGGATTCATTTCTGTAATCTGCGAATGGGAAATGGTACTCAAAAGGAACATCGAGAGATTGCAACAGATGCTTGGAATGTTATCCGAGGTGAATTTAAATTTCTAAAAACAGCAACCGATGAAAGAGAGTAAAATGACAAACAATTATCTTCCAACCCTTTATCAAGAATACATCCATCTGTCTCGTTATTCAAGATGGTTACCAGAAAAGAATCGTCGTGAAACATGGCCAGAAACCGTAGCCAGGTATTTTGATTTCTTTGAAGAACACCTCAAAGAAAACAATAACTTTACATTAACCGAAGAGACTCGAAAAGAATTGGAAGATGCTGTTCTTTCACTGAAGGTTATGCCATCAATGCGTTGTCTAATGACTGCAGGTGAAGCACTAAAGCGTGAAAATGTTGCGGGTTATAATTGTTCCTATATTGCTATTGACAATCCTCGATCATTTGACGAGGTACTCTACATTCTCATGAATGGTACTGGTGTTGGTTTCTCTGTTGAACAGAAATATACCGATCAGATGCCAGTGGTTGCTGAAGAATTATTTGATTCGGATACTACAATTATTGTGGCTGATTCAAAGCTTGGTTGGGCCAAAGCTCTCAAAGAACTTATTCATTTACTTTATTCTGGTCAGATTCCAAAATGGGATGTATCGAAGGTTCGTCCTGCTGGTACACCACTCAAGACATTTGGTGGTCGTGCTTCAGGTCCAGAACCATTAGTTTCTCTTTTCAAGTTCTGTGTCAATGTATTCAAAAAAGCAGCAGGTCGTAGACTAACATCATTGGAATGTCACGATATTACCTGCAAGATTGCCGAGGTCGTTGTTGTTGGTGGTGTTCGGAGGTCTGCTCTAATTTCATTGTCCGATCTTTCTGATGACCGTATGCGAACAGCTAAGTCTGGTGCATGGTGGGAGAATAATGTTCAAAGAGCATTGGCCAATAACTCATATGTTGCCAAGGACAATATTGATGTTGGCGTATTCATGAAAGAATGGTTGTCACTATATGAATCGAAGTCTGGTGAACGTGGTATTTTCTCAAGAACAGCATCACAAAGACAAGCGGAGAAGTTTGGTCGCAGAGATGCAAATCATGACTTCGGAACAAATCCATGTTCTGAAATTATCTTGAGGAATCGTGAATTCTGCAATCTCACTGAAGTCGTGGTTCGTGAATCTGATAACCTTGCAGATTTAAAAGATAAAGTTAGATTAGCAACCATTCTTGGTACATTTCAATCTACACTAACAAACTTTAAGTATCTTTCTAAAAAATGGAAAGAGAACTGTGAAGAAGAAAGACTTCTTGGTGTATCACTCACAGGCATCATGGACAACATGATGACAAATGGTAAGGAATGGAAAACTAATGTAGAATATGAAAATTGTTTATCTACGTTAAGGCAAATTGCAATAGATACAAATAAAGAATGGTCTTCTGCAATTGGTATTCCTCAGTCTATGGCAACAACTTGTGTAAAACCTTCTGGTACGGTATCACAACTTGTTGATGCTGCATCTGGTATTCATGCAAGACATTCTCCATATTATATTCGTACAGTCAGAGCAGATAAAAAAGATCCTTTGGCACACATGATGGTTGATATGGGATTTCCTGTGGAAGATGATGTAACAAAACCAGATAATACATATGTGTTTTCTTTTCCAATTAAATCGCCAGAAAATGCCATATATAGAACTGACATGGCTGCTATTGAGCAACTTGAACTATGGTTGACATATCAAAATGGTTGGTGCGAACATAAACCATCAATCACAGTTTCTGTGAAGGAACATGAATGGCCAGAGGTTGGAGCGTGGTGCTGGAAACATTTTGATAGACTATCTGGCGTTTCTTTTCTACCCTTTAGTGATGCTTCATATCAACAAATGCCATATCAAGATTGCAGCAAAGAACAGTATGAAGAACTATTGAGCAGGATGCCTGACAATGTTGATTGGTCGAAATTATCTGAATATGAAAATCGTGATATGACTATTGGTAGCCAAGAATTGGCGTGCTCTGCTGCAGCAGGAGGATGTGAGATCATTTAAAGGAATTAATAAATGCCAAAAGAAGTAGAAAAAAAATTATGTGAAACATGTGATTCTGAATATAAAATTGTATTTGATCTGAATAATACTTCAGGCTTTCCAAAGTTCTGTTGCTTCTGTGGTGAAGCAATGGAAGAGAGAGATGAAGATGATTATGAGGAAGATCCAGACGAATAATATATATCTCCATAGCAATATGGAGGTTATATGTGGATCTATCAAGGAAGTGAATTTACTGAGGATATGATTGGTGATAATGTTGGATTTGTATATGTTATCACCAATCATACTTCTGGTAGAAAATATATTGGAAAGAAACTTTTCACAAAGTCAAAGACATATCAAAAGAACAAGAAGAAGAAGCGAAAACGAGTATCTTCTGATTGGATGGAATATACAGGTTCTAATGACCAATTGAACGAAGATATTCAATTTGGTCATACTGTTAGTAAAGAGATAATTCATCTGTGTAAATCGAAAAGTTGGTG